TTAACGCCAGAGTTGTTGCTGTCCATTGGTCGCTGGATGCGGCGGCGCAAAATCGATTTTGGCTGGCGTGACGATGAAACGCTCGACCGTTTCCATCGTGACGAAGGTGCAACTGCAATTGATGTTAGTACACTGGTGATAACGTTCTTTGGTGTTCTTGCTGAGATAACGGCTTGTGCGAGCATGCGCAGCGTGCTGGCATTCTGGACAATGAAACATAGCAACCTCGTCACTCTTGTAATGTGAACTCATAATACCGCCTAGTTCTCTTTTTGAGAACAAGGTTGTTTTCTTTTTGGTAAATTCATAGGGAATGAAATGTCACTTATCAAAACAACACTTGCCTCGGTTTTACTCCTTATCTCCGGCAGCTCCCTCGCCGCAAACTCAGTCCAGCAAGCGCTAGAGAAAGCACTGAAGCCGTGGCAACCGGTAGAGATCTCCAAATCCGATAACACGTTAACCGTGGCTTTGCCTGGCAGCAGCATGACGTCTGAAGCTTATGAATCAGTAATAATGACCGGGATATGCCCGTTGGCATGGGGCAAAGACGCATCCAAATCTGCACTTAAAGGCCTTAAGGAAGTGAACGTTATTAACCAGTATAAAGCGCTCGGTTATACCTTAGAGAACCCGCTTTCCACCTGCACAGAGATCGGAAAGCTGATGGATAAGCCAGCCAAAGTTATGCTGATGGGTAATACGCATATGTTTACCGGCAAGGCTAAATAAATCATTAAAAAAGTAACCCGGCAAACGGGTTACTTTTACCTGAATTACGCGCCCTGCTTTAATCACCCTGCTCTGTTTCATATTCCACATCTGACAATTTCACCTCCAGTTCCAGCGCAGTGATAAAACCGCTGTTATTCAGCGAGTGAGTGACCTTTGTGATCGTCCAGTTCTGCTCGTCTATGATGCGCTTAAAGCCGCTCACCTTTGCCGGCGTTTCCGGGTAAAGCTCGGCGCGGCCGCGCGCCAGAGTGATGGAAAACTCCGCCACGCCGCGCTGTAACTTATCCCACTTCGCCTGAGCTGCGCGCATTGCTTGGGCTTTTGATGCGTAGGTTGTCGTCAGCACAAATACGTTATCCGCTTCGCCGGCCATGTATTCGCCTTCTCTGGCCTCCGGCTCCTTCTTCTCCTTTTTTTTCTTCGTGGCTTTCGGGTGCTCCAGCGCACGCAGGTGCTTAACCTTTGACTTACGTTTTACCTTTACCTCTTTGGGCTTCGGGTCTTTGGTGTGCAGCCATTTCGCCGTCACGCCGGTATAGGCGCCACGGTCAGCGATGGCGAACTGGTGGCGGTCGCCGTCGCTGCGGGTGATGGTGATTTGTGGAATCGCCTTACCGCCTGCCGTCATGCCGGCACCGGCTTTAATAAACATCAGCACGCCGGCTTTTATCGCCACTTCAGCGCCGCTGCGCTCCGCAAGCCGGGTCAGGAATTTGGCGTCGCTCTCCTGCGCCTGGTCGATATGCGACAACGGAATGCGCGCCAGCTCAGGCGCTATCCGGGCCTTAAGTTTGTTGCGGGTGGCGATGGTTTCCACCACGGCGCCGAGCGTGGTGTCGTGGTAGGACTCCTCCCGGCGCGAGTTAAGGGTGCCGCGAAAATCCGCGCTGCGCGCCCGGATGGTCAGGGTGTCCGGTGCGCCCCGGTGTTCAATTTCATCAACGGTAAAATCGCCTTTCCCGATAAGCGCCTCGCCCTGCCAGCCCATGAACAGCGTCAGCACCGCGCCCCGGATCGGCAGCTCAAGCTGGCCGTCGGCATCGTCAAGCTCAATATCGAGCTGGTCAGCCTCAAAGCCGCGGTTATCGGTCAGCGTCAGGCTCAGGAGACGCTCGCTGATAACCGTCGTGATATCTTTCGCGTTAATCCTCAGCATATAGGCCGGCGTCATGCCTGCGCCGGCGCCGTTGTAAAAATCGGACAGCATCAGAAAAACCCTCCCGCCACCGTTTTCGCTTTCTGCAGGGCGTCGCCGGCTTTGCCGACAAGTGTCTGCGCCTGCTGACTCAGGTCGCCATAAAGCGCGGCGAGTGAATTATCTACGCGGGTCAGCGTCAGGACAAAATCGATTTTTCGCGGCGAGCCGTCAGAAAAAAACTCGGTGCCGGTCGTCTCCACGCTGTTAATCACAAACAGCCCGTAAATAACGCCGGTGCCGTCCATCAGCGGCCAGGCTTTGCCTTCTTCCGCCATCAGCTCGACCGCCTTCAGCGACAACTTGCCGCCGGTAATTTCCGGGTAAAGCGTGCCGTTCAGCGTGATTTTTTCCTCCTCCACGCCGAGGAACTGAAAAGAGGGCCGCCGGCCAATGCGACTGTTGGACGGCCACCGGTAATCGACCGATCGCTGCATACTCTGATAAGGCAGCGTCTGTCGCATAAATACAAACATCCCGAGCACAAGCATCATCTTGCAGTCTCCTTAACCGTCATGGCCCATACTGGCGCGGCTGCGTGCGCGCTTCTCGCGTTCGATACGCTCCAGCTCCTCGCGCATCTGCTGGGCAAGAGGCGCGCCGCCGGCACCCGCACCGCCGGCTACAGAAATGTTGTAGTGGTTGCGGCTCTGGTCGATATAAGAACGTCCACCCGCCGCGCTGACCGGCTGATAAGCCTGATAGGCCGGTGACTGGCCAAACATGCCCGCCGGCACATGTGCCGCCGCGGCACCACTCATACCGCCTGCACGCGAGGCGACCGCATTTGCCTTTTCGGCTCTGGCATTGAGCGCGTCGGATTCCTTGTTAACGATGCCGAGCTTTTCCAGCACCCACGTAATGCCTTCGCGCAGCTTGTCAAAAGCCTTAAGCGGCAGCAGCAGCGCATCGGCGAGCCCCTTACCGAAGCGATCACCGGCGCTGCGGCAGTTATCGAGCGTTTCCTTACTCGACTGCACCGGCTCGATAAGGTTTTTAAACCACTGCCACACCGCCTGGAGCTTTTCACCGAGCCAGGTAAATACCGGCTTGAACGGCGCGAACAGCTCGCCCACCGGGCCGAACGCCGCGCGCAGGCCGTCCATCACGCCGCCAAAAAACGCGCTGATGGGTTGCCAGTATTTACGGATCAGGAGCGCGCCGGCGACGATGGCCGCCACCACGGCCACAATCGGCCAGGTGAGCGCGCCAATGGCGGTGGCAATCGCGCCCCCGACGGCGGTGAAGACAGTTCCGAGACTGCCGGCCACCGCGATAATCGCGTTTATCCCGGTAATAACCGGCCAGGCAATCAGCCCGATAGTCCCCACGACGCCGATCACGGCGGTTGCCACGCCGGCTATCTTGGTCAAAGTTGAGGCCAGCCCTTTATTTTTTTGAATCCATTTATCAAGGCGCAGCACATATCCGGTCGCGGTCTGCACCAGTTTGCGCAGTGAGCTTTCCTGCTGGTCAAAAAGGTCAGTGCCGACCGCTTCATAGGCCGACTGAAACTCTTTAAAATCGCCGCCGAGGTTGTCCTGCATTACCTTGACCAGCTCCTCCGTTTTCCCGTCGGACGCCTTAAACGCCGCCGTCAGGGCGTCAAGCCTGCCGCTGGTTGCCGCCTGCATCAGTACGGCTGCGGATGAGCTGGCTTCTTCGCCAAAGATGGTTTTCAGATACTCACCGCGCTGCGCCGTACCGAGCCCGTGCTTTTCAAAGCTGGCCTGTATTTCTCTCAGGATGCTGAACAGCGGGCGCATGTTGCCTTTGCTGTCGGCTGTGCTGACTTTCAGCTCCTTGAGCGCATCAAACGCCTCGCCGGTCGGCGCCTGTAATCGCGTGATAACCGCACGGCTGCCGGTGCCCGCCATCGATCCGGTGATTTTGTTATCGTGCAATGCCCCGACCAGGGCGGCGGTCTGCTCAAGGCTGACGCCGGCAATTTTTGCCACCGGCGCAACGTAGGTCAGGGAGTCGTTCAGCCCGTCAAAGTCGGTGGCGGTTTTATTCATCGTCATCGAGAGCACGTCGCCGATGTGCGTTACCTGGTCATTCGTGAGCTGAAACGCGGCTTTCATGCCGGTAAGCAGCGCGGCGTTCTCCTCCATTGTGCGACGGTTGGCGAGCGACATGTTCAGCGTGGCGGGCGTCGCCGCGAGGATCGCGTCTTTATCCCCGCCGGATTTAGCGATAACGATTTGCGCGGCGGCCGCATCATCCGCCGAGGCGGCGGTGTTGTCGCCGAGCTGGCGCGCCTGGTTGCGCAGCGCCTGCATTTCCGGCGACTGCTTTTCCACACCGAGCACGGCCTGAAGCTCGGAGTTTTTCTGCGCAAACTCATAGCCGGGCCGCATCAGCGCCGTGCCGGCCACAATGCCGGTCGTCGCCATCCCCACGGCAGCGGCGCCGGCACCGGCGGCACTGCCGGCAAGCTCCTTGCCTTTCTGGTAGCGTGCCTTAACCGCGTTCAGCTTTTCCTGCTGCGCACTGACGCGGGCCAGCGCCTCGCGCTGCCTGGCAAGCTGCGCCGTGGTTTCGCTGATGCTGGTTTGCAGGCGCTGCTCACCGGCGGCCAGGTTGCGGGTGTTGATGCCGGCTTTCCCGAGCTCGTCTTTCTGGCGCGCGACCGCCTGGCTCAGGCTGTTGTATTTGGCCTGGAGCGACTCCGCCTTGCGTTTCGCGGATTCCATCGCGCGGCCCTGCGCCAGCGTCGGCTTTTCGGTGTTTCTGAACTGCGTCGCCAGCGCTTCCGCTTCCGCCTTCGCTTTCTCCAGCGACTGCCCGGTCACCGCAAGCTGCGCGCTGGCCTTGCGGAAACCCTCAATTTTCCCGGCCTGCGCGTTGAGCTCGCGCAGGGTGTTATGCGTGCCGCGAATCTCACCCGCGAGTGCTTTGCTCGCGGTCTCAATGTGCTTAAACGGGCGCGTCGCCTGGTCTACCGCCTTCAGAAAGACCTGAAGCTTTACGTTTTCACTCATTCATGTTTCCGCTTCGCTGGAGCGCCTTTTCGCGCCATGTGATGAGCTCGGACACGCTCAGGGAATAGAGCTCTGACAGCGGCCAGTGAAAAATCACCGCTATATCCGCTATCAGATCGTCCGTCGAAAAAGGTTCCGTGAACGTCAGACTTCCGAAGTCGGCGACAAAAAACCGACAACCTTCCCGGCGAGCGCCATCAGGTCGGGCAGCTCCAGCGCGATGACTTCCTGCTCGGTGAGGTTCGGGTAGGTCATGCGCGGCAGCACCTTAATCAGTGCGTCCACTTCACAGGTTGCCAGCGCGGCCAGCCCCACGCCGCGCAGCGTGCCGGCATTGGGTTTGATAACGGTAAGGGTGTTGATTTCCTGCTCGCCACGTTTAATCGGGTTTACCAGGGTGACGGTGTTTTCATTAAGTTGAGTCATGACGTTCTCGTTTTATGGATACGTTAAAAGAGCCGGCCAGCAGAGGCTGACCGGGTTAAATCAGGCCAGCCCGATATTACGGCGGTGCTGTTCCAGACGGTCGACGCCGTTCACCTTCTCCACCATGTTCACGGTGTCGATTTCAACAAGCTCCTTGCCGTTCATGGTGAGTTTGAAATAGGTGCACTGCGTGCTGATTTTGGTTTCGGTGTCTTCGCCCTGTTTGCCTTCGCCGCTGTCAATTTCCTTATGACGGCCACGCATCACCACCTCAACGGCCACCGTTTCGCCGGTGTCATCGCGCTGGTAGGAGCCGGCAAAGCGCAAGGCTACCGAATCGGCGCCGGCGGCGCCGTACTGCGACCAGATGGACTCATCGGGAAAGCCGCCGAGCGTCCACTCCATCGAGAGCGCGTCGTCATCGAGACCGAAATCAACCGGGGCGCTGCCGTTCATGCCGGCGCCGCGATAGTTCTCCAGCTTGCGGGTCAGCTTCGGCAGGGTGACCGACTTCACGACGCCGAGATAGCTCAGGCCATCGTTAAACAGGTTCATGTATTTGAGCTTGCGCGGAAGTGCCATGTGCTTTTGCTCCTTAAGCGTTAGCCACTGACGAAACCAGATTCGCCAGATATTTGTCAGTGATGCGCTGGCGCAGCGTCAGGTTGTCCAGCGGCGGGACCGGCGTGTAGTCGTAATCAATCATCAGCTTGCCGGCCTTCAGGGTCTCTTTGTCGTTCGCCGACTCATCCACCCAGCACTGCGCATCGACGATATAGCCGGCGGTTTTCAGCTCGCGTAATTTGGCGTTGATGCCATCCACGATGTCGCGGATAAGCGTCGGCGTGACCGGCTTATCCATCGCCCACATGTGCGCCTCGGCGATGGTGTCGGCTAGCACCTGCGCGGTGCGGGTGTAGTTCTCAAACAGGAACAGCGGATCGTCTGAACAGCAGCGGTTACCCCAGAAGCGAAAACCGTCTTTGCGGATAAGCGCCGTGACGCCGGCCTGGTTCAGCAGGTCGGCATCGGTGCCGGGCTCCTGCAAATCCCAGAACACCGACGCGCTGATGCCGGTCACGCCGTTAACGGCGACGTTTGAGAGCGTTTTATGCCAGCCCGTTTCCTGGTCGATTCTGGCGCGCAGGCCGAGCGCGCGTGCCGTGGCGAAGGCGGTATCGCTGGCGCTGGTTGAGGTGTTCCAGGCGATAAAGTCCGGCCAGATGAGCATCAGCTCGCGCTGGCCGAAGTTTTTACGGTAGGCGATGACGTCGGACAGGGTTTTACAGCCCCATGCGCTGACGTAGCCGAACGCGCGCAGCTTCTGACAAATGGAAGCAAGCGCGACCGCCACCTCCAGCGTGTCAAAGCCCGGCACGCCGAGAATGCGCGGCTTGACGCCGGTCACCGCCTCGGCGGTCAGCAGCGCTTTCATGCCGGTGAGCTGGCCGTTTTCATCCGTACCGCCGATGATGTTTGAGACGGTCTGCGTGAGCGCCTCCTCGCTGTCACCGGTGCCTTCAGCCACGCGCACCACAACGGTGACGGGTTTCGCCTGGTCAGCGATGGCCTGAAGGGCGGCGGCCAGCGTGCCTTTTTTGCCGGCTTTGGCGATGGCGCTCTGCACGTTCGTAATCAGTACCGGCACATTAAGGGGAAAGGTGGCGGCGTCGGCATCGCTGGCCGTACAGACCATGCCGATGATCGCCGTGGAAACAGTGGAAATGACGCGCGTGCCGTCGTTGACTTCGACGACCTGAACGCCGTGATGGTAATCACTCATCCGGTTAACTCCGTGGGGGTTAGGGGTGAGTGTTATTTTCAGGCCCGCCGGGGCGGCGGGCTATTAATGCGGGTTGGCGGGGGGCTGGTACAACAGGATAATTACTCGCCGGGTCTTGCCGGCGGCTCGGGCCACGTAATATCCGGCGCGCGTGACGTGTCGACCGCTTCGAGCGCTTCCAGATAGTCCAGCCATACGCCGTATGATACCCGTTCATTTTCCTTAAGCCGCCCCAGCGCCGCTTTGCCAGGCCACTGACTGTTATTCATGACAGTGTTGGCATTATCAATAAGCAGCGCTCTCTTTTGTTCGGCGAGCATGATTTCATCATCGCGGGTAATTTCCCTTTCCTTCAGGCAGGGTGGTAGCGTGGTAAAGTCAATACGCTTTCCCTCTGCCTGCCCGGCTACCAGTGACTGCCATTCCGCAATATCAATTTCATGGGCATCCTCAGGAAGTGTCGAAACTCCTTCCGCATAAAAGCCCTGTGTTGCTTGTGAGAAATACATTTTCATCGTTTATTCCTGCCTAAGCCTTAGCGACCAACCGCAATAAAAAGGCAGCCAAAACTGCCCGTACCGTTAGTTACTTTCACTAAAGCCTTTGATTTATCAGAAAGCTTTGCGTTGTATTTGAATGTTGGTGCTGCTGTGGGTGAGGAGTCCGACCACAGGACACTGAGCCCCATTACCGTATCGGGAAAAGAAACGGGAAAGGTTATGGCAGTACCATCGCTGTCCGTGGAATAAATAAAACTGCTGAAAGCCTGCACGATAATTCCGCCTGGCAGCTTGAACCAGTTCTGGCCGGACAGGAAAAAACTCATGTCTGGAATTTGCCCTGCCGCGTTACCGACATTAAGTTTTGCCGCGCTCCCCAGCCCGAGATAGCTGATAATCGCCGCCGCATCCTTGCCGGATAAATCAGTCAGCGTACCGTCAAGCGGCTGCTTGCCGGCCAGCGCTTTTGTCATGGAGGCGGCAAAGTTCGCATCATTACCGAGCGCAGCAGCCAGCTCGCTTAAGGTGTCCAGCGCCGCCGGGGAGCTGGCAACCAGCGCGGCAATCGCGGCTTTCACAAAAGCCGTGGTGGCAATCTGGCCGTTGTTTACCGTCTGCGCTGCCGTTGGTGCGGTCGGCGTGCCGGTCAGGGCCGGGCTTGCCAGCGGGGCTTTTGTCGCGAGTCCGGCCTGCACAAAAGCCGTGGTGGCGAGCTGCGTATCGTTCGAGCTCTGCGTCGGCGTCGGTGCCGTGGGTTTTCCGGTCAGCACTGGCGAGGCTTTCGGGGCGTACTGCGTGTGCGGGTCGGCGGCTTTCAGGTGCTGCGCCATCAGCTGATCGGCATACTGCCTCACCTCAATGGCTTTATCGTCAGCGTATTTACGGGTCGCCAGCACCACCGCCGGATCGATTTTCAGCGCCACGGCATCAGTTGCCGATACAACCAGCACCAGGCGAATGGTCTGCGTGCGCCCGCTGCCTTCCTGTAACTGCGGCTTGTAGGTTTCCGGGCAGTTCGCCACGGCAATCAGCACGCCGGCATCGTCATACAGGCCGATTTCACGTATCCAGTAGCCGCCCTCGCTTTCCGGGATGATTTGCTCGGCGATAATCTGGCTTGTGTTCACCGGGTCGATCGACAGCATATTCAGCGGCGCGCGGCGCTTTTCATTAATCAGCCGGGTCTGCGTCGTGTCCGGCACCGGCAGGCTTCCGCCGCCGTCACCGACGGCGAGCTGCGTCAGGTTAAGTTTCGTGCCCAGCGCGGCCGCATTCGCCAGCCGCGCCGCGCCCTGGTTGGTCAGAAGAGCAAAATATTTTGCGGTCATGCCGTCACTCTCAGGTTATCGATTAAATGAACCGCCGCGCCGGCGCTTAACGTGCCGCCCACGGTGATCTCCTCAGGTAAATAGGGGTAAACGGTGAGCGTGTCGCCGCTGTAGCTGGCCGCCCCGACAAACGCCGCGCCGTCAGCGCTCAGGCTGATATTGAGCCCGGTCAGGTGCCGGCTTGCGGGTTTGGCATCCGAGATAAGGCGCTCAAGCTCCTGATACATTTCTTCGGTAATACCGTTATCCAGTACGCCCACCACAAGACGAAACGTGCCAGGCGTCTCGTTGAGCTGCCACCACTCGCGCACGTCAATCAGGTAGCCGAGCGGCTCCACGACACGACGCAGCGCGCTGATGGTGCCTTTGTGCTTGTGCACGTAAAACGAGGCGGCGATAACGCTGCGTTTTGTGGTCTCGCTCCAGCGCTCATCCCAGCGGTCAACCGACAGCGCCCAGGCGAGATAAGGCAGCAGGTTTACGGGACACGTGGCGGGATTCCACAGGGTGCGCAGCGGCACCGGCACGCGGGTGATTTCCGCGCACGCTTTCGCGGCGGCCACCTCAAGCGGCGAGGAGCCCACCGGCAGCAGGCGGTTATCACTCATCCGAGCCCCCGACCGTCAGCGAGTAATCGGTGCACAGCGACGCCTGATGTTTGCCGAGTGCGAGGTCGGCGACCGGGCTTGCCAGCTCCACCCGCTGCACGCCTTCCACATGCAGCGCGGCGTAAATCGCTGACAGGCGGATATCCCGCCCGAGCCGGTGCTGCGTGGTGATGTAGGTTTTAAGCTTGCTCTCGGCAGCCTGGCGGATCGGCTCCGCTTCCGGGCCGGGATAAAGATAGAGCGTTGCATGAATGGCATACGGCACAATCTCGGCGGCCTGCACCGTCACCCGGTCGCCCACCGGGCGCACATCTTCGGCATTGAGCGCACGGTCAACCACAGCCAGCAGGGCGGCATCGGCCACGCCGTCGTTATCACGCGACAGCACGGTCACGGTAACGCAGGCCGGCGACGGGCTTACCACCGACACATCCGCAACGCGCCCGTCGGCGCTGCGACCGTGATATTCATATGCACCGACCGGCCCGGCCACGCTTAACCCCTCAAACGCCTGCTGCGCGCGCAGACGAAAATCGGTGTCGCTTTCCATCTCGGCGGGGGTTGGCGGGAGCGTGGACGCATCCGCCGGCGTGATGGTCAGGCGGGCGGTGTTGAGGTTGCCGGCGCTCACGTCCAGATCGCTCCCGCTGGCATAGGCGAGCATCACGGCGCGCGCCGCCTCGTTAACCCGCTGACGCCAGATAACCTCCCGGTAAGCATTTTCCTGAAGCAGCTTCACAATGGGCTCAGACTCCAGCGCCAGCGTGCGCGCGATAGCGTCCTGTTCCTCCTCGGGATACAGGGAAATCAGCGTCGCCTTACGCTCGGCGAGAATGGTTTCAAAATCGAGCTCCTCGACCACATCGGGGGCGGGTAGCTGGCTCAGGTCAATGGTCGGCATGGTTATCAGCTCACAGGAATGGTTAAGGAAATATCGCCGCACGTGTCGGTGCGCTGGCCGCTGATTTCCACGACCATTTCACCGTTAAAGCGGGTTTCAAAAGTGAGTCCGGTCAGGCGTACGCGCGGCTCCCACTTCAGGATCGCCATGTAGCACGCCGACATGATTTGCAGGCGCAGCGCCTGGTTTTGTGGCTGGTCAATCAGCATCGACAGCAGCGAGCCGTAATCGCGGCGCATCACGCGCGAGCCGACCGGCGTCGTGAGAATGTCGCGGATGCTCTGGCTGATGTGCGCCGCATCGGTGAGTGTCATGCCGGTGTCGCGGCTCATGCAGCTGTAGCGGGCCGTCATTGTGTGCCCTCCGTCCAGCTTCCGCCGCGCTGAACGCCGCCGTGATCGTGATCATCGACCCGCACGCCGTTGGAGGTGAGCGCGCCGCCGCTGTGCTGGATGTTGCCTTTCATCGTGCCGCCTTTCTGCACCTCAAGGGTGCCGGTGATGAGTTTGTTGGTGCATATCACTTCCGGCGTGTCGAGAGTGATACGCGTGGAGGCGGTGACGGTAACGACCGGCACGGTCACGGTTGCGGATTTCGCCGCGCTGATGCTGGCCGTCTGAATGCCGGAAACCTGAAGCGCACCGCTTGCAGGCTCGTACTCGATGACCGCCCCGTCAGGAAAGGCGAGGTGAACGGCGTCAGCGGAGGCCGATGGCGTCGGGTTGTCGTCAGAGAAAATGCCCGGCAGCACAAACGCGGTATCGAGCTCGCCACCCACGGCAAGGATAAGCACCTGTTCACCGACTGACGGCGCCCACCAGGTGCGCGAACGCCCGGCGCGGTGGGTAAGCCACTGCAACCAGTCGGTCACGTTTTTCCCGGTCTGCACGCGACAGCGCCCCGCGTCGGCATCCACCGAAACGATGACGCCGGTGCGGATCATGTTGCGTAGCAGGCGCGAGATTTCATTGAATTGAGTTTGCATGGCTTTATGATGTGTTCAGGTTGACACACTTCACAGCAAAAGCCGTTTTATGGTTGATGGCACAACTACACAGAGACAGGATACTTATGGAAGATGTAAATTATTTCAGCTCTGATGCTTTCAAAGCCTCAGCAATGCATTTTGTGACATTAATCGATAACCATGCCTATACGGAACATAATGTCCTAAGTTCTTTCGAAAGACAGTTATGCAACAAGCTCTCAAACATATTAAACAACATGATTCAACTCCCTCAATTGTGGGGGGAAAGATGTGCATTAAAAACAGAAGAGCAGAATAGTCATCTCACCTTCATCTTAAATGAAAGCAGCACAGACATTAATCACACCCAGAACATCTATGCGGAATTATATTTTTATATTATTGAAGCGGTATCCTTCAGTCCATCCCAGCCGTCGAGCACGCTTTCTTCATACTTTGACTTCGGCCTGGAGTACCTAGACGAGTTCGAAGAAGAAAGCAAACGAAAGATATACTCTGCATTGCTGCGCCTGCCGGTTAGTATTTTAAATAAGAGTCTGGGAAAGCTCAACGTAGAAGGTTATCACAAGTCCTTACTGCAAATAGAATCAACCGAAAAAAAACTAGCAAGCATGCAAATTGATTTAGAGAAAAAAATCAAAAGAGTTGAACGACTGGAAGCTCAATTAAAAAACCAAGAAACCGCGTACAACTTCGTAGGCTTATACAAAGGATTTGTTAAGTTAGGAACAATGAAAAGCGCAGAATTAAAAGAAAGCAAAAGAATACTGCTGGGTCTTGCAACTGTAATCCCCCTATTGATCTTGGCTGAAGTTATTTACTTCGCCCTTTCTGGAAAAAACGACACTACTGTCACGCATATTATCAAACTTATACCTTTGGCTTCGCTCGTTCTTATACTTTTGTATTACTTCAGGGTAGTACTTAGCTCCTTTAACTCTATAAAATCGCAACTAATGCAAATTGAACTAAGAAAGAGCCTCTGTCGCTTTATCCAAAAATACGGCGAATACTCTAAAGAGATAAACGCCAATAGCAAGGAAGGAGATAGAAACCCCTTAGCTAAATTTGAGGATATTATTTTTTCAAACATTATGGCCTCAGATGATAAAACCCCCTCAACATTTGACGGCATGGAACAACTTGCCAGCATGATAAAGGCTGTTAAAGGGAGCTAATCATGAAAGCAAGCCCCTTAAAGGGGCTTGCTTAAAATTGAAATAATGAGTTCCTCGACCGCTTGCCGGTCGCCCTCATCAAACCCGAGCAACGGTCGCGCCGGGTACTGAACCGCCTTACCGTTGCGGCCAGGCTTATCCTTCAGGCCATACTGATGCACCCGTGCGATGCGCTGCACCTTACCGGTAAATTCCACCACGGCGGCATCGCTGCTGCCGCTGGCTTTCATAAACCGACTGGTGCGAAGCTTCGCAAACATTTCGCGCTTTACCCGCCCCTTTTTAGCGCGGGCTGGCTGCTCCCGTCGCGGCGCGTAGACGCTGCCGTCCGGGGCTTTCTGCGCCTTAATGCGCTGCTGCTGCCGGGTGCGCAGCGTCTTCGCGATATCCTGCGCCATCCGGCGACGGCCCGCCGGTGACAGGGCGGCAATCATCGCGGAAAGCCTCTTTTCAAACGGGCTGAAATCATTCATGCCAGCGACTCACAAATTCGCCGTTGATATAGAGCTCAACCGGACGCGTGACCGGCTCCGGCGGTGGCGGCTCGGGTATGTCTGTGACATACAGCGCGCCGTCCGATTCCTTAACCAGCGTGCGCTCGCTGATTAACAGGCTGATGCTGACGTCGACGCTGCTGTCGTTGTTGATATCCGCATACCAGGTAAATCCCTTTTTCATGCCGTCATCCGTGGTCATGATATCGGGCTGATTCTCCCGTAACCACGCGGCGACTGGCACGAGCAGCAGGTTAATATCGCCGGTGTAATCGGTCACGACCACATTCAGCGTGTAGCGGTTTTCAAACGACAGCGAAGCGGCGAGCGTGGCGGCAATCTGGCCGTTGTCGATAAACAGGCGCAGCATATCCGGGTTAGTACGCAGTACCGGCAGCGCATCAGTCAGGGCTTTTCGCAGGCTCTCGGGCTTTTTCATCGGTTTCATCCTGGCAGTGTTTCACGGCTTCCACCTGAAGCGCGCAACTCTCCAGCGCGCGCTCCAGGCGACGGATATCCGCACTCAGATCGCCGTTAGTGATCGGGTCGCTGCCCGGCATCGGGCACAGGCTCACTTTCGGGCAGGCGTTGTAAACAATGACCGGCGGAGGCGCAGGCGGGGCGTTGGTGCACCCGGCGCACAGCATCAGGCAAACCAGTGCGATACCAGCGGCGAAATTCGTCGTTTTCATTGAGTAACCTCGTGATGGTTTGTTCCTGTCGCTGCGCCGCCTCGCGCGCGGCGTCGAGCTGGCCGCGCAGCTTCACCTGCGCCCGCTCGTTGTTATCCGCCAGGCTGACGGCCACGCTGAGCTGATTTTTCAGCATTCCGATTTGTCTTTTCTGCCCGTCGGCTACGCGGTTCGCCTTTTCAAAGCTTCGCGCGAGCGTGCTGTTTTCGCGCCCCAGCCAGACCAGACCGGCGAGCGCCAGCAGAAGTAACACGATCAGCGTTTTCATAGTGCTCCTTTCAGGCACAGCGCCCGCTCACGGGCGCGGCGGTTTTCAAGGCCGGGGTTGCGCACGCCGTTGACATACACCCAGCGCGACAGCTCGTTACACGCCTGCCACCACTGATGGCGCTTAAGATAGTAAACCAGCGTTGACCGGCAGGCCGCGCCGGTGCCGACGTTAAAAGAAAAACTGACCACCGCGTCATAAACCGGCTGCGGCATGGCGACCGGCGCGCAGACCGCAAGCGCTTTCTCCACCTTCAGCACATCGCCGACCAGGTTCACGGCGGCCTCGCGCTCGGTGATATCCCGCGTCGGCACCACCCCAGCTGTATGACCGATGCCCGACGTCCAGACGCCGGCGCTACACTGGTAGGGCTTGAGGCGGCACCCCTCCAGATCGCCAATCAGCGCGAGCCCCTGCGGCGAGGTATGCAGGCGCCCGTAATCGGGCAGCAGCGCGGCCAGCGCCAGCACGGCGCCCACGGCACAGCGTTTAACGATTGAGTTCACGGATAACCTCCTCTTTGCTTGCGCGCGTGGTGAGAAACAGCATCGCCTGGCGCCGGTAATACCAGTTCACGACCACCGTGACGGCGACGCCGCACATGCCGAAATAGGCGGCGACGTCCTGCGGCGTCATGGCACCGAAGAAGGCCAGCAGGACAGAAAGCCAGTAGGCTAAAAAGGTGCTGATTTTTTCCATGGTTAATCCCATAAGTTGATGCTCTCAGCGGCGGGCGCCGGCGCGATATCAGGCAGCTCGACCGCCGTGCCGTGCGGCAGAACGGCGCCGAGTTCGGCAAGGCCCGGATTGGCGATGAGTACCGTCTCGACAACCCCCTCCGTGCGCCCGTAATGGCGCGCACAGATCGCATCGAGCGTGTCGCCCTGTAACGCGAAGGTTTTCATATTTGCCCTATGATGCAGTGCGGCCTGTCCTGAAGGCGGGCCACTGACCAGCGCATATCCCGCCACAGTTCATCGACCGTACTGTCGATGCTGTCGGCCTTTTTATCCCCTTTACCGCTGGCGTCGGCGCCGCGATAGCGCCCGTAAAGCGAGGCGGTCGCCATCGCACTGACGGCACGCAGATACAGGAAAATCCGCACGCTCTCGCCGTCGAGCACATCTGCCGGCACGTCAGCAAGACGCTTAAAGCCTGCGGCCTGCTGCGTACGGCGGTATTCCGTCAGCTCGGCGTTGGTTTCAGCGATGCCGGCACAAATGGCCTCGCGTACGCGCGCCGGCGAAAAGGTCTGCTCAAGGCGCATCAGCTCGCGGACCCGCTTCGGCTCCACGTCGGGAAAAAACGGGGTGTTCTTAATCACCGGCTCATCACCGGGCGGCGTGAGGTCTGCCGGCCCGCCAGGCTGCTCCTCGCCGCTGATAATCCGCATCATTACTTTCTCCTGTCAGGGTGGGCGGTGGACGCCGGTCGCAGACCGGGTAAAACCCGCATTGACCGGCGTGCCGCCCTGGCGCGTGGCGCATTCTGTTAAACGGCGTTTTTCCTCGGGCGACCACGTTTTGCGGGCGTCGCGGATCGCGTTGTCTTTTTACGGGGCGCGGCGGCCTTTGCCGCCGGCCTGGCGGGTTTCGGTTGCAGCTCCCGGTCGAGGCGCTCAATCTCTTTTTTCACGCCGGCCTGTGCGTCGAGCTGCATCGCGCGGCGCAGGTGCTCCAGTGCGGCGGCAGGATCGCCGGCGTCGCGCAGCACAAGGCCGGTGACTTTATGCAGCTTCGCGCGGACCTGGTCAGGCATATCCGCGGCCTGCGTGAGCGCCAGCGTATCGGTCAGAAGCGCAGTGCTGACCGCCTCGCCGGCGGCATGGGCGCGCATCGCAGCGAGCGCCACCTCCTCGGTAAAGAGGTACGCGGGCGCGCGGCGGTGCTGTCCGGGCATGGTCAGGCCGTAGCGCAGGGCATAGCGGGCGATATCAAGCGCGCCGGCAATGTCGCCGGCATCAAGACGCCAGAGCATGACCGTCATCAGAATGTCGTCCTGTGCGCCCTTGCCCTGCTCAAGTACGCCGGTGACCCACGGCAGATAGAACGGCAGCAGCTCGCGCTTTTTCTCCGCCTTGCGCTCGGTGGAATGGATTTGTTTAAGGGTGCGTTGGTCGGCGGCCAGCTTAACCAGCATCTGCTCGTAAGCAGTGGCATGGCGCAGCGGGTTATCCTGCCGCTGCGCGGTTTCACTGGCCGAGACCCGCATCATGTGACGCTGTGCGGGGCTCGTCATGGCTTAGCCTTCCTGCGTTGGCGTTGCGGTTTCCTTCACGTCCGGCGCGGTCGTGGTGAAGGTGCCAACCTTGATATGCTCCACCAGGCAGCCGGCGGCGTAGTCTTCCACCACGTAATCGATATTCATCGACTCGTAGTTCTCCACGCGGTCGAGCTTCGCGTTTTCCTCGATAACGCGGCGGTGGCTCTCATCCATGAAATAGATAGAGAGGTTTTCCAGCGTGGTGATCATCAGCGCATCCGGCGGGAAATACGGCACGCGCACCGCCGGCAGGTTGCCGATGCGTTTCTGGCTGACAATGACGTCAGCGGCCAGCAGGTCGCTGTTATCCTGCTGCTTATTGACCAGCGGGAAGTATTTGTCGGCCAGCAACTGACGACCGCAGATAACCACCATGTCCGGGTTTTCCTGGTGCCACGGCGCAATCATGGTGTTGGTCGCATCCATAACCAGCGCATCGAGGTTTTCATAGTCGCCGCCCTTGCCGATGCGGATCACGTCAGACACAACTTCACCGCTTTCAGCCGTGACCTTATCCATCACGCGCTCCGGCGCCTGGGTGCGGTATTTCTGAAGCCAGCCCACCGCCACATCCTGAAGCATCGGGTTTTCAGCGCGGTTAGACGTTGGCGCACGCTTCACGCCGTTAAAGCCGGCCATGATGAAATCGAGCGCCTGGCGCTTGATGATGGCGTTGCGGATACGCAACTGGAAATCCTGAAAACGCGCCCACAGGTCGAGGGTTTTGTAGCGCAGGTGAAAGTCGAAGTTAATCTGATCGCACTCGTACTTGTTTGACTCCTGCGCGGCGAAATCACCGGTTTCGCGGGCATGGCCATTTGCGGTGTCTGCCGTGCTGGCGATGGAGCCGGTAACGCCGACGCCAATCTTTTCGCCCTTGAGTTCGCTCACCGGCACGATGTTGATTTTCGTCAGAAACTCCGAGGATTCCTGCACGGTATCCATCAGGGTTTGCGTGACCGACGGCTGCACGCTGAATTTTTTCGACACGTCGCCGACGTCGATACCGTTCAGCTCGGCAATACGGGAGAGGTAGGCATTAAATTTAAAGCGGGTTTCCTGGCGCATGTTTTTTCCTGTTGTCCGGTGAATTTACGGGTGTGCGTGCCGGCGCGGCCGGTCAGCAGTTGGTCGACAGCGAATCGCCTTCGCCGCCGTTCGCCTGCGTGCGGCGGGGCTGCGTAAAGCTTTCGGTGTTGTCGAGCGAGGTTTTCAGGTCGGTGAGCGCCTGGCTGGTCTGTGTGGTCTGGCTGGTCACGTCCTGCTTCAGCGCGCTGAAGGCGTTTTCCATCGCGGCGATACGCTGTTCGGTGGCGCTCAGATTCTCCTGCACGTGCTCGCTGACGGCGGTCACCGCTTCATGCACGTCTTTAAAGCGCGCATCGTCGTTCACCTGCTTGCGGCTGAAGATGGCTTTAACCTTGTCGGTCAGCGCCGTGAAAACCGTCTCGGGCTGGTCTTCAAATTCCAGCTCCGCCAGGGTGGCGGCAGAAATCAGGTTTTCCGGGCTCGCTTTAAAGCGGTTAAGGGGATTGGATTTGGCGGTGCGGCAGAATTCGAGGTATTCGGTGCCGAGGCTTGCCGGATCGTCAGTCACGGCCAGGCCGACCAGATAGCATTTGCCGCTGTTGGCAAAGTTCGGCTGGATTTCCATTGAGGTGTAAACCTTCTGGCCCTTGCCGACCATGTCGACCAGGTTGTCGAGCGGGGCGATTTTCGCAAACAGCGCCCATTTGCCGTTAAGCGCGGAATCGTCATCAATCTTTTCGGCTTTCAGCTCGACCACATCGCCATAGCGGTTAAAGACGCCATCGGGCAGGATGCCGCGCAGGTGCTCCAGGTTGATGCGGCAGCCATAAACGCGCGGATCAAAGCTCGCGGCCATTTCCTGAATATCGCCAGCGCTGATAACGCGACCGTCACAGGTGTCGCCCTCGACGCCGATACGAAAGAATTTTGAGACTTTTTTTGCCATTGTCAGGAGTCCTGATAGTGGGGTTACGGGTTCGGAGTTAGTTTCCCGGCGCCGCGTTTCCTTCGCTATCAATCCCGGATGGATAAGCCTTCACACAACAGCGCCTTAGCGAATCGCCGGGCGCGCTTAAGTAGCCTTGCCGTGTACCACTTACGGCGAGGCTTTCATGACCATCACCACCGACAACACGCTTTTAAACGACCCGCGACGACAGGCGGCGCTGCTCTACTGGCAGGGCTTTTCCGTGCCGCAAATCGCGGAGATGCTGAAAATCAAACGCCCCACCGTGCAGAGCTGGAAGCAGCGCGACGGATGGGATGCGACGGCGCCCATTCAGCGCGTCGAGAACACGCTTGAGGCGCGGCTGATTCAGCTTTATGCAAAGCCCGAGCTGACCGCGCACGACTTTAAAGTCGCGGATTTTCTCTCGCGTCAGATGGAGCGCCTCGCCAGGGTGAACCGCTACGGCCAGACCGGCAACGAGGCGGATTTAAATCCCAACGTGGCTGAACCGCTACGGCCAGACCGGCAACGAGGCGGATTTAAATCCCAACGTGGCGAACCGCAACAAGGGCGACCGCCGCAGGCCGAAAAAGAATTTCTTCAGCGAGGAGGCCATCGACAAGCTCAGGGAGATTTTTTTCGAGGAGTCTTTCGACTATCAGCTGCGCTGGCACAGGGCCGGGTTAGAGCACCGCATTCGTGACATTCTTAAATCGCGCCAGATTGGCGCCACGTTCTATTTTTCCCGCGAGGCGCTGCTGCGCGCGCTGGAAACCGGCCATAACCAGATATTTTTATCCGCCTCCAAAACGCAGGCATATGTGTTCCGCGAATACATCATCCAGTTTGCGCGCCGGGTGGATGTTGAGCTGTCAGGCGATCCGATTGTCATCGGTAACAACGGCGCCAAGCTGATTTTTCTCGGCACCAACTCCAACACTGCGCAGAGCCATAACGGCGACCTGTATGTCGATGAGATTTTCTGGATACCGAATTTCCAGCGGCTGCGTAAGGTTGCCTCGGGGATGGCGTCGCAGAAGCACCTGCGCTCGACCTATTTCTCGACACCCTCCACCCTCGGACATGGCGCGTTTCCTTTCTGGTCTGGTGAGCTGTACAACAAGGGCCGCACCTCAGCAGCCGAGCGCGTGGATATCGATATCAGCCACGCGGCACTTGCCGGCGGCATGCTGTGCGGGGATGGTCAGTGGCGCCAGATTGTCACCATTGAGGATGCGCTCGCCGGTGGCTGCGACCTGTTCGACCTGGACGCGCTGAAGCGTGAAAACAGTGCCGAGGATTTCCGCAATCTCTTCATGTGTGAGTTTGTCGACGACAAAGCCTCGGTGTTTCCGTTCGAGGAGCTGCAACGCTGCATGGTCGACAGCCTGGAAGAATGGGAAGACTTCTCACCGTTCGCGGCGCGTCCGTTCGGCTCGCGCCCGGTGTGGATTGGCTACGACCCGTCGCATACCGGCGACTCTGCCGGCTGCGTGGTGCTGGCGCCGCCGGTTGTCTCGGGCGGCAAGTTCCGGATTCTGGAGCGCCACCAGTGGAAAGGTATGGACTTCGCCACTCAGGCGCAGGCCATCCGCGAGCTCACTGAAAAATACCAGGTCGAGTACATCGGCATCGATGCGACCGGCATCGGCCAGGGCGTGTTTCAGCTTGTACGCGCCTTCTGGCCTGCCGCGCGCGAAATTCGCTACAGCCCTGAAGTTAAAACCGCGATGGTGCTGAAGGCAAAAGACACCATCAGCCGCGGCTGTCTGGAATACGACGCCGGCGCCACGGATATCACGCAGTCCTTTATGGCTATCCGCAAGACGATGACCAGCAGCGGGCGCAGCGCCACCTATGAGGCGAGCCGCAGTGAGGAAGCGAGTCACGCGGATGTTGCCTGGGCCACCATGCACGCCCTGTTAAACGAGCCGCTGACCGCCGGGAGCGGCCAGGCATCATCCTCAATTCTGGAGTTTTACTGATGAGTAAACGCAAAAACCGCCAGCGTGATAACCGCGCGGCCACGACCACCGCCGGCGCGCAAAAAATGGAGGCTTTCACGTTTGGCGAGCCGACGCCGGTACTCGACCGCCGCGACATTCTCGATTATGTCGAGTGCATCAGTAACGGCAAATGGTACGAGCCGCCGGTCAGCTTCGCCGGCCTGGCAAAATGCCTGCGCGCCGCCGTGCATCACAGCTCGCCGATTTACGTGAAGCGCAATATTCTGGCAAGCACGTTTATTCCACACCCGCTGCTATCACAGCAGGATTTCAGCCGCTTCGTGCTGGATTTTCTGGTGTTCGGTAATGCCTTTCTGGAAGCGCGAAAAAGCGTGACCGGCAAGGTTATCAGGCTGGATGCCTCACCGGCCAAATACACGCGGCGCGGCGTGGAGGAGGATGTTTACTGGTGGGTGCCGGGCTTTTCGCTGCCGCAGCAGTTTGAGCCGGGCTCGGTGTTTCACCTGCTGGAGCCGGATATCAACCAGGAGCTTTACGGGATGCCGGAATATCTCAGCGCGCTTAACTCGGCATGGCTGAACGAATCCGCGACGCTGTTCCGTCGCAAGTATTACCAGAACGGCGCGCACGCCGGGTACATCATGTACGTGACCGACGCGGCGCAGAGCAGCACCGACGTTGAGGCGATGCGCGATGCGATGCGCAGCTCGAAAGGGCTCGGCAATTTTAAGAACCTGTTTTTCTATGCACCGAACGGAAAACCGGACGGGATTAAAATCGTGCCGTTAAGCGAGGTCGCCACCAAAGACGACTTTTTTAATATCAAAAAGGTGAGCGCGTCCGACATGCTCGATGCACACCGCATCCCGTTTCAGCTCATGGGCGGCAAGCCGGAAAACGTCGGCAGCCTGGGCGATATTGAGAAGGTGGCAAAGGTCTTTGTCCGCAACGAGCTTATCCCGTTGCAGGACCGGATCAGGGAAGTGAATAACTGGGCAGGAATGGAAGTGATCCGCTTTAAAGCCTACTCGCTGGACGGCAGCAACGATTAAAGCAGGCCGCCGGAGGTCGGCTTTTTCACACCCCGCCGCATACGCGCTCAGACGCACCACACGCCCCGCATCAGCACGCACGCCTCATCATCCACCCCGACAGCGCAGCGCCTCACAGCGAGGCGCTGGCGCGCGTTATTTTAAATCGTGCACACCCCGCCGCGCGCAATGCTATCCCCGCCTCGCCTGCCCGCTTTATGAGTCGGTTTTAATGCAACTGCATGACATAAGCAAAAGCCCGCCATTCCTAGCGGGCCTCAGCAAAAACGATCCTCAAACGATCATGCAGATTCATGCAGCATAGTCATGCACTACCGGGTATTGATGCCACATTTGACATTCGTTCAAAATCAATGTTTAGTTTCGTAAGCTATAGATTGGTTTTGCCAAATGTTAAATTATTTGATAATTGAACGCAGCAAGGAAATGGATATGTCCGACTTCGAAATAAAAATAGATCTGAATGTATTAAATCATCTTGGAATGAGCCTGTACTCCAATACACCTGCAGTTCTAACCGAGATAATATCAAATGCCTGGGATGCGGATGCCCATAACGTTGACATCACTTTAGACGTCGAAAACGAGACTGTAATCATAAAAGATGACGGACATGGAATGTCAAAAGATGACATTATCAATCGTTTTCTGAAAGTTGGCTATGCTCGTCGAGAGAGTGGCAGATTTAAAAGTGATGTTCTACAAAGACAGGTCATGGGAAGAAAAGGGATTGGAAAATTAGCCATGTTCTCATTAGCTAATAGGATACAAGTTTTTTCGCATAAAAAAGATTTTCCTCCACAAGGTTTTGAAGTGGATGTTGATGAGTTGCAACGCTGCATTAAAAGTAGCAAACAATACATCGCAAACACAATCAATATTCCACAAGAACTTCCTATTGGTACAACGATAATATTAATGGACCTAAAAAAATCCATTGACAAGACCCAAACCTATTTAAGAAAAAGACTAGCCAGAAGATTTAGCATTATAGGACCGGGACATGGATTTATAGTGAAGATTAATGGCATAGAAATAACCACTGAGGATAGGGACTTTCTTTCTGACATTGAATTCTTATGGGAATTCGGGCCTTCTGATCCATCTCGGGTCAACTCTTGCAAAAATTTATCTCAAAAAAGTTTACTTGATAATGTCATTACTTTTGATGGTATTGACCATCGAATAACTGGATATATAGGTAGCGTAGAGAAACCTTCTCAGTTAAAGAAAGACCCTGAAATCTCAAATAATACGATTACTGTAATATCTAATGGTAGAGTGTTTGAAGAAGATATATTGCTTGAATTTGGAAGTGCTAAAGTTTTCACTAATTATTTAGTTGGTGAACTTGTAGCTGATTTTCTTGATGAAAATGAAAAGCCTGACATGGCTACCTCTTCTCGTCAAAAATTACAGCAAAATGATCCACGCTATCCTGTCATCAAGGGATTTCTGGAGCGCACATTACAAAAAATTGATAAAGAATGGGATGAATGGAGAAGAGCAAAAGGACTCGATGAGGTTAAATCCACCTCCCCAGCCGTCAGTAAGTGGCTCGACTCTCTCTCCCGGCATGAAAGAAACAGCGCAGAAAAACTTTTAGGAAAAATTAATACGTTCAGATTTTCTGGTGATGAAGAAAATCAAAAAGCAGCAAAAAAAACAGTCCTTAAAAATACTGTTCTTGCGTTTGAAAGACTTAGAATAAAAGATAACCTTGATGCTTTAGATAAAATTAGCGACCTTAATTCTGAACACTTTAGAGAAGTCTTTGCGTCCGTAAATGATATTGAAGCAAGCCTTTTTTATGAGATCACTTCACAACGTCTTAAAGTGATAGAAAAATTCCAAAAAATCACCGATGACAATGAGCTTGAAAGAGCTGTCCAGAAATATTTGTATGATCATTTGTGGCTATTAGATCCATCTTGGGAACGTGTAACTGGCAGCACTGTTATGGAGCAGACTTTAACTAAAGAATTGAAAGAAGTTAATCCAGATGCTGAGAGTGGAGCAAGAATTGATATAGCTTTCAAAACAATTTCTGGAAAGCACATTATTATCGAAATGAAAAGACCTAGAGTATATCCAGATATAGCCGATCTTGTAAACCAAGGAAGAAAATATGTTTTAGCCACTGAGCAATGGTTTAAAAATAATCCCAACAGTTGTCCTGGAGGAAAAATACCTCCTATTGATGTGGTTTTCCTAGTAGGTAAAGGCTATGATGGAAGTGGTGACGGTTATATTAGGGGACAACTAATGTCTATAAATGGTAAGGTTCTCACATATAGCGATCTCATAATACAATCAAAGCAAGCTTATGCTGAATATCAAAACAAAAGAGATGATGCAGCAAGAATTATGCAAATAGTCGACGGGATATAAAAAAAGGGCGTAAAGCCCTTTTTTTATATCAAGAAGTCATAATTTTTTCAAGTGCTCAAGAATACTTATCCCTACAACTTCACCAAGTCTAACTGGTACAGCATTCCCAATCAGGCGTGCAACATTTCTTATTTCGACCTTTATATCTTCAGGCCAAAATTCATAATTCATTGGAAACGACTGCAATAATGCAGCTTCTCTAAGACTAATTGCACGATTTTGTTCTGGGTGTCCGAAGCGCCCATTACCGAATCCGATACATTGAGTGGTAATTGTAGAGCCTAGTTTATCCCAACTCATACGGCCATAAACCGCAGTATAGGATGAACCTGATTCCTTGATATGACATGAAGCTCTTAATGATTCAGGCCAATCTTTCCATGTCCCACCGGGCTTAGAATGTTTAATTCTTTCCATATTTAGTGGTGATAGAGATGAAGAATAATGTAATCTATCTTTTTTATCTACAGCACCAGCTTCAATTGGTGCTAATTGCCCAATAACGTCTCTTACGGTTTTATAGTTATTTTTTTGATGTGTCGGAGGAATTAATTCTATCGCCCCTAACTTTGATGCTAATAATACTAACCTTGAACGACTCTGTGCCATTCCATAATCTGGACAAAATACAGTATCATACCAAACTGAATATCCTTCGGATTTTAGAGAGTCGACAAAATCTTTAAAAACCTTATGGTTAATAACTCTTGGAACGTTCTCCATTGTGACAATATCAGGAGCTGATAATTGGATTTGTTTAGCGAAGCTATATAGCAAGGGCCACCGATGGTCTTTTGTTTTTTTTTCAGACCTATCAGTATTTGTATAACTAGAGAAGGGCTGGCACGGAGCACAACCTGCTAACACTTTAACTGAGGCATTTTTAAAGTGTTTATTTATTTCCCCTTCTTCAATGTCAGTGACACTTTTTTGCACAAATAAAGCATTATTATTTTTTTCATAAGCATACCGACAAGTAGCGTCAATATCATAACCTGCAACAACATTCAATCCAGCTTGTTGCAAACCATGAGTTAATCCGCCGGCTCCGCAAAAAAGATCAACAACTTTAATCAAAATAAACCCTCCCTATATACTTGAAGGATTGTAGCATCATTTTAACCCGACTTCGATGATGATTTTAGATTACAATATTTTTACAAAAAAAGAGAGAATTGAAAAATAAATCATATTAATCAACATGTTAAATCAGTAGTCATAACTTAAACACTTGCTGTAACATCTTTAAAAGCGCGGCAAATGCCGCACTCTAAGATAAGCGAATCATCCTGTGGATGATTTTTGTACGCTAACACATCCAACTGTTGCCCTCCCAGACCTGCTGTAAAATCTTCATCTCTCGTTTCTTATTTTCGTCAAGTTTTAAGCCGCTTAATGCCAGACCGTTAGCGCCGCCTTTACGGATGCGGATCGCCGTTTTTGGATAAATAGGTTGCAGGTGCCGGTAAAGCTCTCTTTCAAGCGCCGACTCGCTGATTTTTTGCTCTTTATTAATCATGATCTTTACACGCATTTTGACCTCCTTTACCGGGTTAAATCATCCATAGAACAGGCATAATCATGGTTGCGGATTTTTGCCATCAGCTCATCGGTAAGCTCAGAAACCCACTGGATAGCGAGCCGCTTTTCTTCATCGTTGCAGTCGCTGGCCGCTACCAGTTTCATAAAAAAATCAATACGCTGAAGTTTTACCGACTCCCAGAAACACTCTTGCATTTTCCCTCCTGACATCAACTACCGAACAAAATGCTGTATATAAATACAGTATATAACGCTCAGGAAGTTGTAAACCTTTTTCCGGTTTCAAGAGGATGATTCTGATGTGATTTTTAAGCGCAACTATCGCGAATTGTAAAGTAGCCCAAGCATTAGCCAACCGCTCTGATAGCATTAAACCTTGCTAAAACCTGCTCCGCTCTCGCTTTATATTGGGCCTCACCAAGTACAGGCTTAGGCATGCGCGCCGCAAAGATTTCGCCAGACCCCGAACCCCTGCACCATTTCCCGTTAATGCACATTTTTGCCCCGCTCATAAGCGACAGGGCTTGCCCACGGCTAAGGGTTTCACCGGTTAAAAGCTGGATCTCGTCTATTGTCCTGGCGATGCCTACCGCGTTTTTTTCGGTGGCATGGTTAAAGGTTCGCCGTTTCACCGCTTTCCTTTCTCTCAACCGGTCAGTCAGTTGCCGGCGTTCGCGGCGGGTTAATGGCCGGGTGAGATCAAACGGCGGCCTTTCTGCAGGATCTGGCCCGGCCTCCGGCGTACAGTTATTGACAGAACTCCGAGAGGGCGCAAAAGCGCCCTTAACTTCAAAACCTTCGGCCTGCGGCCGTTTAGCAACAATCTTCCACTGCGTGAGCCGCGTAATAATGGGCGTGCAGTCGCCGACTTCTTTGTCGTAAACCCCACGAATGCGCACACACTCTTCGCCGTATTCATTAACCGCGTCCGTGCTTTCGTACCAGGTGCGCACCTGAAGCTCATCACGGCGCACAAACGGGCCGCCCTGGGCATTAACGTAGCCTGCCCAGTCGCCCGCATCAGCGGCATCATGCACAAGCGCAAACTCCACGCTAAGCCCTTTCGCTGTTTCAGCGTCCGCCATCCGGCGCAGCTCTCGGTAAACCGTCACCGGCGCGCCACCCACAAACTGAAACTGACGGATACGCCAGCGGGCCGCCCAGGCTGAAACCGCCGGCGCGGTTTCCCTGAGTATTTCGCCGCTCTCATCGTCGCGCTCATCATCAAGCGCGTAACCGTCGATATTTTTGCTGATGTATTTCGCCACGTAGCCGGTCGCGCTGCCCTTGTCCGGGTCGATAGCTTCAGCGTGAAAGCGGGCCTTACGGGCCTTCTCGCTTTTAAGCTCGTGATGGTCTTCTTCACGGGCATAGCGGGTAATAACGGCGCGCACACGTTCGACATCTTCCGGCAGCATAAACATCAGCATGTGCCAGTGTGGCGTGGCGTCGTGATGCGGCTCGGCGACGCGAATACCAAATATGCGAATATCGTCGCGGTGCAGCTTCGCGCGAATGCGCGCCCACAGCCCGGTTAAATATCGTTGCGTGTCTGCCGGGCTGGCGCCGTTCCATTTTGTGTTACGGTATCCGGCCTTTGTGGTGGCGTGAAATTTTGAAGGGGCGGTCAGCGTGTAGAACTCGCCAACATAGCCGAGTTCGTTACAGATATTTTCGAAGCCGCGGATGCGAGTCATCAGCTCGCAACGGCGGATCGCCGGGTTGGCGACGCTACCGTCGTATTTATCGAGCAGGCTGATACGCTCACCTGTTACTTCATCTTCCAGTTCCATCCCTTTGATAAATTCGCGGGTGCGGCGTTTCTGTTCGCGCCACTCACTCACACAGCTTTTGCTGGCATAAGCGCTGTGCTTTTTGCTGACGTTCCCGAGCGCGATGTGCAGATGCTCGCGCCATTCTGCAGCGACGCGGCGAAGGCGCCCCGTCCACCATTTTTCACTCACCATGCGCAGCACTGCCGGCCCTACATCTTCGGCGGTCACATATTTTGTGGTGATTTTTTCCCACAGGGGCGGGGCGTTTTTAAAGTGGCGGGTGATACGCGCGGCGCACATGTACGAAGCGTGCAGCGCCTTTAACTCGCTGCCCTCCTGGATCTCAATGGAGCCTAATTCAGCAACGATAAAATTGGCGATATCGCCGGCAAGCAAATCGATATCGGCTTTCGACATATCAGCCAGGCGGTTATAAAGCGCGGTCATGTTCACAAGCCGCGTTGTCAGATAACGGGCTGACACATCATCATCCCGGCCATCAAAAACCGGTAGGGCCACATCTGGCGAAATAGCCTCAATACGATATTTCGCCGCAACCAGTTCAAGGCGCGGTAATGCCTTCCGGGTGAAATTCACCAGAAAGGCATTAGCTCGCTGAACATCGTGCTCGCGCTCCAGCTCGTCGGCGCGACGGCGCACGCCGTAACGCACCAGGTCAGGCTGTTTTTCCAGTTCGTTACGCGCATGCAGCAACGCCGCAATCATCCGATCGCGGCGGCGTTCCTGTTCATAGGTCAGATATGGACTGGCGATGGCCTCGTGTGGCGCGTTCCATGCGTGCAAAAATTCCGCCACCGTCACACCCCATCACGCAGTGGTTTACCGCTGCCCGGTCTCATACGGCGCCCCGGTAATGTGCGGATTTCAGCTCTGATATTTCCTGGCAGGTCACACAAAGCTCAACACCCGGTAATGCAGCGCGGCGCGCTTCAGGGATAGGCCCGCTGTATGATTCACAGAGGAAACGAGAAGGCGCAGCCTGTCGGCTGCGCGCTTTGTGGATATGGCGCTCACGTTCTTCCTCGACGCGCTGCTGTACAAGGTCCATTGCATTGGCCATCAGTGCAGCTCCTGCGCTTCGCTGACAATCTTCACCGCCTCATCGCGCAGCAGCTCGGCGGCCTCGGTACTGGACAACCGACCATTAGCAATATGATCGGCCAGATTATCGAGGCGGGAAGCCATCACATCAGCGCGACCGCGACGCTCATCCAGACGCGCCTCGGCCAGCATCGAAACAATTCCGGCATCGTCCGGACCTATTTGTGTTTTACGTGTCTGCATATTACGCATATTGCTTTCTCCTGAATTTGGGCAAAAAAATGCCCGGCGGGTTTACGCCATTAATTTATTTACGGGTTATTTACTCTGGTAAAACAGCTTCATGCAGCGAGAAACGGCGCGGCAGGATATCGCCCCATCGCGTTATTTCATTCATCGCCCTGATAAGCATTAAACGGCGGGGCTGGTCGAAATATTCAAACGGTTTTCCAACCTCATCGCTTTTGAATATTCCCGGCTCCATGCGGTTAGCCAACGTCATCACGACAAACTTAAAGTTATCGTCAAGCTTGTTGAAATTACGCAGCGCACCGTTTTGCGTCGCCTTTAACTGATGATGAAACCGTGCAAAACATTCCATACCGGTCATTTTCTGCGGTCGGGCTTCTTCACAACGGGCATTATTAAACGGCTTCGCACCTGGCTTAATTGGTGCTGATATGGTGTTTTGGTTCATACCGACTCCAGAAAAGTTTTATCCGGCTTACCAGTGAATGTTTAGCGCTGTTGCGCAGGCCGTTTAATAATGCCGACTGATCGCGGCTCGGGTGCCAGCGCTGACCTTTTTTACCGACTATCCAGCCATGTCCGTAATGCATGGACGGGCTTTGTTTTTTTAACAGTGAAGCAAAAGAGGGCTCCATGCTTCACCTCACATCAGGCCAAACGTGGCGCCAATGCCGCTAACGGTATCAACAGCACTTGCGACGGCCGGGCTTCCCTGTATGCGATGCTGAACTGCGAGAGCCGCGAGGAATAAGCAGCGAATCCCCGTGTTAACATTCGTTACCAGCGAGCTTTTGCGACATTGGGTCATGTGCTCGGAAGAAATGGCACCTGCTGCTAACTGCCCCACCTCTGCTGTTGCTTTCATGACATAGACGGGCAGCTTTTCAGTTGCCAGCTCGTTAACCGGCACGCAAGGCATGCAATGCATTTGCGCGAGAAAACCGTCAACCAACGTCGAGTCTTCCGTGATATCGGTCAGCAACATAATTTCTTTTGCCGTCAACTCGTGCGGCTGCTCAGGGTTGAGCTTATTGGTTAGCGTCTGCGGCTTTATACCGGCCTTTTTTGCCAGGCTGGTAACGTTATGGCGTGCAGCAAAAGCGCGACATGCTTCGTCATAATGCGGATGTATGGAAACGCGAAAATCAAACATGCTGTAAATCCTTTTATGTCTCAAAATGGGACCAGTTACCCAACAACAATTCTGAAGTTAGAGTGTCCTAAGGATTCGCGTACCTGATCTGCCTTATAAGCAAGATAACGAATACGCACATGCTCTTTATTTTTTATCTTTGGAACTAAGTACTTAGCCAGTTTCCCATGATGGATTTTTTGATACACCGAGCCACGGGAGATACCTTCCCATTCTGCGAACTCGGCAGGCGTCGCAAACTCTTTAAGTACACAAATTGATATATCAGTGCTCATAAGGCAGTATCTCTTAGTTTTGTTCCGTTTTATCTCGTTTTATAAAGTTAAGGTTTGTTTTTCAAACCTTGAGAGGATACTAAGATCGCGTTTTGTAAACGTCAAGGGTTTTAATTATGAGATCTATCAAGGTTGGCAACGACAGCGGTGGCCGGGATGCGATTAACCGCCTTATCAAAGCTTATAATTTCAGCTCCCGACAGCAGCTTTGTGACCATCTGTCGGTGTCTAAAAGCACTATGGCAAACAGATACTTAAGGGATAGCTTCCCTGCGGAATGGGTGATTCAGTGCGCCCTTGAGACAGGAGTCTCGCTGCTTTGGTTAGCGACTGGGCAAGGAGATAAATCAGACAAAAAACCAAGTACTGATTATGTGAACTCGGTTGATATCAAAAACCTTTCAGAAGTGGTTGCTCCTGAAATTGACAAGGTTAAGTTGCATGGTGGAGCTTTGGTTGAGGATGGCAAGGTCATTCTGGATAGCAGCCTGATTCCAAAAGATATTATCGATCCGCTGCTGGTTAGTGCCGAAGATAGTTTTTACTTAATTGACCATAGCGTAACGCCGCCAGTTAATGGTCTGTGGCTCGTTGATATCGACGGTATCAAGAGCATTGCTAAACTCACTCGCCTGCCTGGTAACCGTTTAGTTGTTACTCAGGGAGAATCTTCATTTGAATGCTCACTGGATGAAATCAATGTCATGGGCCGAGCGGTCAGGGTGATTAAGAGCATTTGAAATGACTGTAAGAAAGCAATCTAACGGGAAATGGTTGTGCGAATGCTATCCGAACGGACGCGAAGGTAAGCGCGTCCGTAAGCAGTTCGCGACAAAAGGCGAAGCCATAGCGTTTGAGAACTTCACTATGGATGAAGTGAATAAAAAACCATGGTTGGGAGAGAAAGAAGATCGCCGTCGTCTATCTGAAGTTATTGAACAATGGCATTCGCTGTACGGGCAGACACTTGCAGACCCTAAGCGCCTGATGGCTAAACTAAGCATCATATGTAACGGCCTCGGCAATCCGATAGCGTCAGAGTTGACCGCTGCCGACTTTACTAAATACCGGGAAGCGCGGCTTAAAGGGGAAGTAAGAAGCGAGGATGGGACGTTAATGTCGCCCGTAAAACCTCGGACGGTAAACCTTGAGCAACGCAACCTATCTTCTGTTTTTGGCACACTGAAAAAGCTCGGCCACTGGTCAGCGCCTAACCCGCTCGCCGGGCTACCAACATTTAAGATCGCAGAGGGTGAGCTGGCGTTTCTTACACCGGAAGAGATAAAACGTCTGCTGGATGCCTGCGCAGATTCTCAAAGCCCCAGCCTGCTGATGATTGCAAAAATATGTCTTGCCACCGGTGCGCGCTGGAGTGAAGCCGAAAATCTGCAGGGCCATCAGTTATCAAAATACCGCATTACTTACACCAAGACGAAGGGCAAGAAAAACCGTACCGTGCCGATATCTCAAGATCTGTATGACGAACTTCCCAAAAACAGAGGAAAGCTATTCACGCCTTGCAGAAAAGCCTTTGAGCGTGCGGTAAAGCGTGCTGGTATTGACTTACCTGAAGGCCAGTGCACGCATGTGCTGCGGCATACGTTCGCCAGTCATTTTATGATGAACGGCGGAAACATCCTTGTTCTTAAAGAAATTTTAGGGCATGCCGATATAAAAATGACAATGATTTACGCGCATTTTTCACCAGACCATCTTGAAGATGCCGTGACTAAAAACCCTTTATATAATATTGAGTATTAAAATGAGATATATAGCTGAACTTAAAGAAATATATGAAATATTCAATGAACATCCATCACTCCTTCCACCTTATGAAGCGAAAAGAAGTTTGATAGATGATTTTAATGATCGAGTCAGTTGTTATTTAGATGTTTTGGAAAACATATCAATCAGGCATCCCAATAATTCCATAATAAAAAAAAGTAAACGCAAAGAAAAGCACAATAACCTCCTTTTCGGACAAAATTACAGTTACATTAAACGAGTATTTAAAAGGTAACATCCGGGAGGCATATACAACATTCGACCAAGCTATAACCCGTTCCGCTATGAATAAACACCTATATAATATGACTCGTCCATTGTCAAATTTATGCAATGAACACCGCCCATTGTTCAGAGTACGAAGTAGTCAAAGTATTCTTAAAGAGCGTAAGGAGTTATTCCATATTCCATTTGAAGATAGACATTACGTTGGTGCAATGAGGTTTTCAGTATCTGGCTTACCTTGCCTTTACCTAGGCTCATCAATTTTTGTATGCTGGCAGGAAATGGGTAAGCCTGATTTTGACAAGCTATATATTTCTGCATTCAGAACCGACGCTGAATCACAAGAACTAAGAATACTAGACCTTGGTTACAATTTAACTTCGGCAGTAAAAACCAATCCATTGAGCAATATGTTTAGATGGAATGAGGAATATGTTAACGATGAAGATGTAGAATTTAGCGGGGGGTCTCCCATCGGCAGAAATAGTTCAGAAACATGGAGCGAGGTGAATATTATATCCAAATTGATTGCATGGCCTCTAGTCCTAGCATGTAATTACAGCAAGAAACATACTGATGCTAAGTTTCATAGGGAATACATTATCCCAAACCTATTAATGCAATGGATTAGCAGTGACAAAAACAAAGAAATATCAGGAATTTCTTATCGCTCGACAAAAATTTTGAACCAAAAAAACAATAATATAGGTTTGAATGTTATCATTCCGCCCAAGAAGGATAGTCTAACGCCTGATTGTACAGGGCACTGCCCAGTATTAAAGCGAACTTTTTCACTAACAAAGCCTGTATCATGGACTTTTTTCAGTACGCTTGAAATCACACCTGAGCGATTCAAGGGTGAACCTTCGGCGAGTTCTGGTAGCCTGCCAAGAATCGAGGATTTTGATGAGTCATTAGTTGAACTCTATGCCACAACAACATTTAAAAAAGTAGAGCTTTTGATAGATCAAATGATGAGTTATGAGCGTCTCCCTTAATGGCGACACTTTGGCGGCAGAGCATTAAAAACTTGTAAAATGGACAAACACCATAAAAAACTAACATACTGCTTTTAAATATAAATAGCTGTTTTTAGTATACTAAAAATGGTATGTAGGAATTTCGGACGCGGGTTCAACTCCCGCCAGCTCCACCAAACATTCATTCATGATGCATCATGAACCTTAAAAAATCCTGCAACTTCAACGAGTTGCAGGATTTTTTGTTGCATGTGTGGTCATGATCTCTGTATGAATCTTGACCTTTTGGCACCATGTTTAGCACCACGGTATCGTGGGGCTAAAAAAGCGTGGTGCTAAAACATGCCTAAGCAACTGAAACCCTTAACAAATGTGGAGATCGCTGGCGCGAAGCCCCGTAGCACGGATTATGAGTTACGGGACGGTGAAGGCCTGTACTTGCTGGTTAAGACTTCAGGGAGGAAGGCCTGGCATTTCGAGTATTATCATCCCGTCACTAAAAAGCGCACCAAAACCAGCCTTGGCCCTTACCCGGTCGTTACACTGGCCATGGCTCGCGAAACTCGCACGAAATACAGACGATTGCTTTATCAGGGCATCGATCCCCGTCAACACTTAGCAGGAATAGCCGAAGAAAAACGCATCCAGAATGAATGCACGCTGGAAAAAGTTGCGGAACAGTGGCTCAAAGAGAAGAAACGGACCAGCGATCTTAGCGAAGATCACGCCAAAGATGTCTGGCGTTCTCTGGAGATGCACGTCTTCCCTTCTCTGGGTAACACACCCGTCACCGAGATCCGCCCAAAGATGCTCAAGGAACACCTCACACCGCTGGAAGAACAGGGCATCCTCGAAACGCTACGCCGGGTTATCTCACGGCTCAATGAAATCTTCCGCTTCGCCATCTCCGAAGAGCTCATCGAGTTCAATCCGGCTGACAACCTGGTCGCCCGCTTCAAGAAACCGAAAAAGCAGAATATGCCCGCCCTTCACCCCAGTGAACTCGGTAGGCTAATGCTGGCCTTACAGAACGCCTCTATCCGCAAGGAAACCCGCTGCCTTATCGAATGGGAGCTATTGACCTGGGTTCGACCCGGCGAGGCCGTCAGCGCCCGCTGGTGCGACATCGACATGAAAAAAGCGGAATGGCGCATCCCCGATACCTTTATGAAGATGAACCGTTCGCACACGGTGCCGCTCAGCAAACAAGCGCTGCGCGTTCTTCAGATCATGGAGCCCATCAGCCGCCATCGCCCGTGGGTCTTCCCCAGCATCCGCAAACCACTGGAGCATATGCACCAGCAGACCGCGAACGCCGCGCTTATCCGTATGGGGTTTGGCGGTGAACTGGTCGCCCACGGCATGCGCAGTATCGTCAGGACCGCAGGCGCAGGTCATTTCCCCCGTGAAGTTCTGGAATCTGCGTTGGCACACCAGAAAGAAGACGAGATCGAAGCGGCCTACAACCGCAGCGACTATCTGGAACAAAGGCGACCGCTGATGCAGTGGTGGGGAAACTACGTTGATGCTGCCAGACGGCAGGCATTGCTCGGTGAAGAAGAGCCGCTACGGATCGTCGAAGGAGAATAATGTGACCAGCCCCATTCGTCAGAATCTGTTTGAACGGGAATGTGATATGCCGCTGCTGGAAGCGCGGCATCTCGCCCTTATGCTTCTCGGCCTCGATGCTTCCCAGCCAGCAAATGCCCTGCCGGAAGAACATCAGGAAAATTACCGTATCCTGCACGACGCCATCAGCCGCACCATCAAAGCTACAGGCATGATCAGCGCCCCGGCGAACAAACGCATGTTCTATGCCGATGAGATGTTCGCGCTGGCCTGGCGGCTTATTGATGACGAACTGACGCCGCCAGAAATTAAGGCCCGCAGCCTGAAGGCGGTGATGAAACTGTCACGCAACAGCCGTGGCCGCAAGTGGCTGAAGACGCTCGGTGACGATGCACTACCGGATCTCACTGTTTCAGCACAACCTTCCCAGCGCGGAATGCATAAGCGCGACAAGGCACGGGAGAATACTGCCAGGCTCTGCTGGTTACTGGTTCAACTTCTGGTTGAGGAGACTGACGGACGGTATGGCACGTCTGATAAACCGGCTTCGGATCGGATACTTCGTAAGCTGAAGACGCTGGCTCAGGAACAGGAATTGCCGTCGGATGGGCTTGGGCGAGGGACGTTTTATGAGGTGTTGAAGATGGGGCATGAGAAGAAAGCGTAG